TAACACCGATTTTGATCTTTTACCTAAAGGTCATCCAAAGGCAGAGAAGATGTCAGATGATGATCCTTGTTGGGAAGGGTATGAAATGATCGGTCTGAAAGATGATGGGACACCGAATTGTGTTCCGATCAAAATGACTGAGGATGATTTCGCAGAATCAATTTCTGATTATCCCGAAGGAGTCAAAAAAGCAGCTGCGAGAGCTGTGAAATATGCTGATGAAAATGGTTGGGGATCTTGTGGAACTGATGTTGGAAAACAAAGAGCTAGTCAATTAGCTAAGGGTGAAAATATTTCAGTGGATACTTTGAAACGCATGTATTCATATCTATCAAGACACAAGGTTGATTTAGATAGTTCAAAAAGTTATGAAGATGGTTGTGGCAAACTTATGTATGATGCTTGGGGTGGTGAAGCAGGTTTGGTTTGGGCTGAAAGAAAGCTCGGACAACTAGCCAAAGAAAAGATGACCTTCGCATATGACGAAGAAAAGAAAATCCTAATTGGAGCTGCTATGGTGCCAAATAGGATGATCCATCGTTATGATGCTCTTGGAAACCTGTATTATGTTTTCTTCTCTAAGAAATCAATAAAAAAGATGGCTGACAGGTTCTTGAAACAAAAGAGAACGGATGAGACATCAATTGAACATAATGGTATCAAGCTTGGTTCAGACAAAGTTTACATAACAGAAAGTTGGGTAAGTGAAGATCCTGTGTATGATAAGTCAAACAAATATGGATTTGAACTTCCATCTGGAACATGGTATGTAGCAATGAAAATAGAAGACGATAAAATTTGGAACTTAGTAAAGTCCAAAGCACTAACTGGTTTTTCTGTGGAAGGTTTATTCGCAGAGAAATCAATATTCTCCAAAGAGGATAAACAAATAAACCAAATAAAAGAAATACTTAAATCTGTTAACGATGACTAGTAAGCAAGCAATAGACAAGATAATGAGGATTCTGAATCTAACTCCACAAAAGTTTTATACAGCAAAAACTGAACAAGGTATGGCAGTTGAGATTGAGGGAGAGTTGGAACTCGGATCACCAATTTATGTTGCTACAGAAGAAGGAATGATTCCTGCTCCCGATGGAGTTCATAAGCTTGACGATGGTGCTGAGATTGAAGTTTCTGATGGAAAGATCTCCAAAATTAAAATGGGCGAAACACCCGATAAGAAAATGGAAGATAAGAAAGAAGAAGAATCAATTGCAGACGAAGACATGTCAGCTTCTGAAAAGTTTGGAGATGTTAAGTTGAAAGATGGTTCAATGATGAGAGTTGGCGGAGATTCACCTGCTGTGGGTCTTTATGTCAAAAAAGTATCTTATGATGGAACTCTTACAGCTATGACAGATGGTGTCTACGAAACTGCTGATGGTAAATCCATTTCAGTTGTTGGTGGTGCTATTGAAGGAATACAATCTGAAAAGGACAGAGAGGCACAAGGTGGTAAATTCACCATTGCTAAATCTGCTCAAGGTGCAAAACTTGAATCACCAACATTTGATGTAGGTGAAAAGGTTGAAGTTCTAGGTGAGGATGGTGAAAAAACACCAGCTTCTGATGGGGAACATCAAGTTGTTTTAAAAGACGAAAGTGGAAACGAGAATAAAATCAGAATTATGACCAAAGACGGAGTAATCACACAAAGAGAAAATGTTGAGGAAAAGATGTCTGAAGAAGAAATCGCAGAAATTTTCGCATTGGCTCTCAAGAAAATTGAGGTTAAGATTGATGCTATCTCAAACAAACAATCTGAGTTAGAATCAAAATTCCAAAAGTTCTCAAAGGAACCAGCAGGTCAAAAGGTTTATAACCAAAAGACCATAATTGAAAAAGCTACTGAAGTTGGTTCACGATTTGAACAATTCAAGAGGCTTAGAGAAGCACTTTCTCATAATTAAAAAAATAAAATAAAATCTATACTAAAATGAAAAAAACATTAGTAAGACAAAAATTTGACTACGATTTGGGTGGACTTTCTGCCTATGTAGATCAATTATCATCTGATATTATATCAGAGGCAGTATTGTCTCCTGTTACTATGAAGTATTGTAATGTGATTCCTAACATCAAGGGAACACAAAATGTGAATCTTCTTTCTGAGACATTATCTGTTCAAACGGGAACTACATGTGGATTCAATGACGCAGGAAATGTGACATTTACTACAGTTCCAGTCACAGTTCAGGCACTAAAGGTGAATCAAAGTTTGTGCTTGGAGGAGCTAAATTCTCTCTGGCTTGGACAATATTTGAACAGCGGGTCGTATAACGAAAATGCACCATTTGAAGCTGCTATCACAGATCTTCAAACTAAACAAATCAAAAGATACAATGAGGATTTATTGTGGAATGCATCATCTGCAACTTCTGCTTTTTCAGGTTTCATTGAGCTTTTGGATAACACAGCTGGTGTTGTTAAATTGACTGGTGCTACAGCACTTTGTTCAGTCACAGGATCTTCAATTCAAAATAAAGCTGAGAATGTTCTTCAACAAATTGATAATATAATTGAAGCTTTGGATAGAAATATCTATGGTCGTGAGGACATAGTAATTTTCATGTCACAAGCTCAGTTTAAATGTTATCTCAGATCGATTAGACAGGTCAATAATTTTCACTTCAGCGAACCGACACTTGGACAAGTTTATGAGGTTTTTCATCCACAAACTAATATCAAAGTTGTAGGTGTTCCAGGTCTCTATAATTCTGATTTGATCGCAGCTGGTCCTCAACAATATTTTATTGTTGGAACTGACTTAATGTCAGATGAAGATTCTTTCAGGGCCTGGTGGAGCATTGATTTTCAAGAAGTTAGGATGATGTCGGCATGGAAGTTGGGAACCGCTATCTCATTTCCTGAGTTTTTTGTGACTAACGGTCTGTAATTTTGTCAGAAAAAAAACAAAATATGGGGAGGAGTAAAATCCTCTCCATTATAAAAATAAACTTACAAATAATAAATTGATATACAATGGCTTGTAATTTAACAAATGGGATCGTCCTTGATTGTCGTGACAATGTCGGAGGTATTAAGACTCTTTATATCACGGATTGGGATAATATCACTTCAATCACAGAAACCACAACAGGTTCAACTGCGGGAACAATCACAGCAATTTCAGGTTCGGGCATTTTTTACGAATTTCAATTAATCAGAACAACTAGTTCTTACACTTCAACGATCAATGCATCACTTGAAGCAGGAACAGTTTTTTATAGTGATGAATTGGTTGCTTATTTCAATAAAATGGAACAAGCGAAGAGAAATATCGTTAAAACATTGGCACAATCTCAAAGATTAGCTTTAGTGTTTGAAGATAACAACGGGGATTCATTCTTTATGGGGCAGAGCTACGGAAGCTTTATCACAGCGGGAACAATCGTTAGTGGTTTAGCCTTAGGCGACGCTAATGGTTATAACCTAACTTTCGGTGCTCTTGAACCATATCCAGCAAATCAGTTGTCAGGAGATTTGAGTTCAATTGTTCAAGGTATCACTGTTCAATAATCTCTCAAAATACTAACACGGGGAGACATAGATCTCCTCGTGTTATATTAATCTGACATGTTAATAATTAAAACAAACCAGCAGAATACATTGGTGGTTACAGTATCACAAAATGCTGAACTACCAAATCCTGAATGGTTATTTTCTTTTACACACATTTTCACAAAACAAAGGGTAACTTTCATATTACCCAATACATCATCGTATCAAAATAGGTATGATGAATTTGTGTTTACAGAAGGTCAAGGTGTAGGTGAGATTGCTTTCCCATATGAGGGTCAGTATATCTATACTGTGAGCGAACAGATTGCTCAGAACCCACCGAATTTAGATCCTTCTTTAGCCTATAATGTGGTTGAAAATGGTATTGCTCAAGTCATTGCAACTTCAGCAGAGACCACAAATGATTATTACATTGAGTTTGTATCGTCAAATGAAGACAATTCGAATTATCTCTTTGCTCCTGATGAATTGAATCCTCCATCACCAACTCCATCAGTTACAGCAACACAAACTCAAACTCCTTTCGTTACACCGACAACCACACCTACGACAACACCAACTCCGAGTGTAACAGCAACCAATACGGGAACTCCGACACAAACACCTACCAATACTCAGACAAATACCCCTACGAAAACAGGGACTCCTACGCCTACCCCAAGTGTTACTCCAACAAAGACACCAACAGGAACGCCAACTAACACCCCAACTTCTAGTGCCACGCCAACTGTAACACCAACGAACACAAGTTCACCAACACAAACACCATCAAATACTCCAACTCAAACAAATACATCAACACCATCAATGACACCAACTCAGACCAATACTCCGAGTGTGTCTCCAACTACCACACAAACACCAACCTTGACAAACACAACGACACCAACACCTACCCCGAGTCCAACCCCATTCAATCCGAGTTCTCTAAATCCACAAATATGGGTTGATTTCTCTGATACTTCCACAATGACATTTAGAAGTGGAACAACTAATTTGGAAAAAATTGTCAATAAGGGTTCATACGGAAGTTTAACTGCGTTCACACAAACAACCGTGTCCCTACAACCATTAATTGGTGCAACAACACAATTTTCTGGATCAGGACTTTCTGCCGTAACAATATCGAACGATTATTTGACATCGATTGTAAATACAACAGGATCTACGAATTGGACAAGAGTTGTCGTTTCTACCAATCTTGGTAATAACGCTGCTTTTAAATATGACGATGGAAGTGGTTCAGTTTTCGCAGATTACATGAGACAAACCACTACATCTGTTAGAAAAGCGTTTTTCGGTGGTGGAGCATTTTTCAGAATAGATTGTTCTTTATCAAATCGACCAACATCGGGACAAACTTTTATTGAATATACATCAACATCGGGTGGAACAGAAATTTCTTATTCTTCATTCAATGGTAGTGGAACTACTGAATCCATAGTTGCGGGATCAAATTATGGAACTGCAGCACAGAATAACCCACCTTCATCAACATTATATTTATTAAATGACCCAACTGATGGCAGTTTATATTCAGGTGAAATCGGTGAAATGTATTTCTTCACGAGAGAACTCACTTCGACAGAAACAACGAATCTATTAAACTACTTGAAAACCAAATGGAATTTAAAATATTAACATGAAAGGTTTTATAAAATACTCTGAGGACCAAACACGAGAAGCACTAAATTTAATTGAAAGAATAAATAATTGTTTGGGATTACCGACAAAAGATGGATTATCTCTTACATGGCAGAACGGAGTTCTCGCATATTGTTCTCTCGATACAAATAGTGGTTCTACTATATTTTGGGGGACGGTTGTAAAAATTGATACAGAACAATTAAAAGATTGTTTGACACCGCAACAAATATCTGAGATTATACAATTACCTGATGATGTCTATATTTGTGG